TGCTGACTTCCAGACGCTCATGGACAATATCAAGACCTGGCTGGCAGCTACTGGTTATGATTTGGTGGTACGTCCAAAACATGAAGCCGTGCCGCCAGCACAGCGTGAAGTGGCAGCGCCGCGTGAAGACCTGTACAAAAGAAGCATGATGGAAAGAACCAACTAGTGAGGATGACATGGCCGACATCTTTGAGTTCAAGCCCAAGGTTAAACAACCCGAAAATGAATCATTGAACCGCGCTCGGGCCAAGTTAATTGAACTATTGGAAGTACGTGAAGCAATAAATCGAGAAATACGCTACAATCGTGATGTTATAAAATTGTTGGATAAAGGTGAATAAATGCAATTTCGCGATGATCAGTTTCTGTGGGTAGAAAAGTATCGGCCCAGACAGTTGGCCGACTGCATTCTGCCTGCAGATCAAAGACAGACTTTTGAACAGTTTGTTGCCAAAGGTGAAATACCCAACATGTTGCTCTGTGGTGGAGCTGGCATGGGCAAGACTACTGTGGCTCGAGCTCTATGTGAGGAGTTAGGATCGGACTACATAGTCATCAATGGTAGTATGAATGGCAATATTGATACGCTGCGCAATGAGATCTTTGGATTTGCCAGCACAGTTAGCTTTGAAGGCCAACCCAAGGTGGTTATCCTAGACGAGGCTGACTATCTTAATCCCAATTCAACTCAGCCGGCTCTTCGTAACTTCATGGAAGAGTTCAGCAAAAATTGTAGGTTTATCCTAACATGCAACTTCAAGAACAGAATCATACAACCACTGCACAGCAGAACAACCGTAGTAGAGTTCAAGATTGCTGCTGCGGAGCGGCCCAAGATTGCTGCAGGCTTCTTCAAGCGGGTCATGGAGATACTGAAAAACGAGAATGTGGAGGCCGATGCCAAGAGTGTGGCAAGGCTGATTGAACGACACTTTCCTGACTATCGCCGTATCTTAAATGAACTGCAACGCTACAGTGTCAGTGGAGTCATCGACGAAGGTGTGCTGTCCAATCTGCAGGATGCCAACATCAAGACATTGACCGAGGCTCTGAAGGAAAAAGACTTCAAGAAAATGCGTCAGTGGGTTGTAAACAATATAGATAGTGACCCACAGACAATTTTTAGATTGTTGTATGACCAGTTGACTGATCAGGTCAAGCAGGTACCACAACTGGTTCTGTTGTTGGCAGACTATCAGTACAAGGCAGCGTTCGTGGCCGATGCCGAGATTAACCTGGTGGCTTGTCTTACTGAAATCATGGCCGCGGTGGAGTTTAAATCATGACACAAGAAGGATTGGGATTGGATCTGACCCTGGATTGGGAAACTGCGGATCGCATTACTGTGGCTACTTTGAAGAACTATCTGGAAACTCTGGAACACCAACTAGAAAACTATCACAACGGATCATGGCTACATGCCGACGACGTTGTACATAGCCACGAAATGATCAAGGCAGTAAAGTTTGTGCTCCGAGACTTTGGAGTCTATGATGAGTGATTTTGAAGTACATGATCGCGGCACGGCACGAGAGCTAAAATTGCTGCGCGACCTGGCCCGCGTCATGGCCGATAACCAGGAACACATGCTGGAAATGAACTGCTATGCACAGCCTGTGCGCGCCAAGTTTGCTGACCTCATGCGATTCTATGAGGAGCAAAAATATGCTGGATATCTTTAGACCTACCTTTGAATGGATTCGTGATGACTGGCATAGTAATCGTCTTCGTTTCGTTATCGAGCTTCTTGCTTGGGCGGTTAGCATCGGATGTTCCGTCACAATGGCTCTCACAGTACCCAATCCTCCGCTACTTGTGCTATACCCTATTTGGATCAGTGGTTGTGCTATGTATGCTTGGGCTGCTTATACTAGGAAATCGTTTGGCATGCTGGCTAACTACATCCTGCTGACTGCCATTGATACACTGGGATTGATTCGAATGTTGGTATCATGATTGCCGTGCAGATAGTACTTTATTGGTTGGGCCTGGGAGTTGTAATCGCCAGCCTGATGTGGCTAGCACTGCAATTTGCTAAATTATGTGAATATTTGATTGATAGAATAAAATGAAGAACGCACTTGGTTATGAAGTAGTTGAAAAGGTTGAAGAGGTCTATAAAAAGCCTCAGATCAGCCCCTTTGATTTTGCCAACGCCATTAATCACAGCAAGGAAAATCTCATAGTTGACGACTGGTCAGAGAAGCAGTACAATGCCTTCATCGTCAACAAAAGCCTGAGCTACGGGGCTGATACTGTAATCTATGCCAACGAAATGAATGCGCGTCCGCATCTGGACCGTCGTCTTCAGTTCGATTTTCTTATAAATACCGTTAGACCACGCAAGCGTTACAACAAGTGGTTGAAAGCCGAAACAGTTGACGTGTTGGCAACGGTACAAGAATACTATGGCTATAGCATAGACAAAGCCCGCCAGGTATTACCTCTGTTGTCTGACTCTCAGTTGGAGCACATGAAGAACAAACTGAACAGAGGCGGTAAATAATGACTGATTTTTTCAATCTTGACCTTCCCTTTGAATATAGTCCTTTGGAAGTTAAACTGGCTCAGCCCGACGATTTCCTCAAGGTACGCGAAACGCTGACTCGTATTGGTGTAGCCAGTCGTCGCAGCAACGTACTGTATCAAAGCTGTCATATCCTGCACAAGCAGGGACACTATTTCATTGTTCATTTCAAAGAGCTGTTTGCCCTCGATGGCAAGCAGGCTGATCTGAGCAAAAACGATATTCAGCGCCGCAACAGCATTGCCAAACTTTTGGCAGATTGGGGTCTGGTGACCATCATCAACGCTGATAAATATACTGACCAGGCACCACTGAGTCAGATCAAGATTCTGAACTATGATGAGAAGAATCAATGGAACCTGCAGGCTAAATACAACATCGGTAAAAAACGTGGATACAAGGAGTGACCGTGAGAGAAGAAATTCATTTGTCTTTGACAATTAACGAAACCAATGCAATACTGTTTGCCCTGGCTAAACAGCCCTATGACACTGTAGCACAATTGATTGACAAAATTCGGGATCAGGCTCTGCCTCAGGTACCCGAAGACCAGCGCAACGATAACCGCGATGCCATGGCCAAGCGTCTTGCTGAAATTGCAGAAGGCGACGAAACCGACTACGCTGGTGCATAAAATTTCCCGCGGGATGGGACGTACTGCAGGAAGCTTACCGGCATCCTGACCGGACAGAACGTTAGACTGTCGCCGTAATCGTACACGGCAACCGCTGCGCCGCAAGGGCAGCAATTTTATAACTCGCTTAACAAGGAGAAGTATATGCTATCAGCATACAACGCCATGGTTGACTCTGTAAAAGACGTCAAATCTAACTACGTCAAGAACTTTGTTTCCAACGACGAACTCAAAAAACCTCTGGATACCTATATCAATGCACAGGCAGCCTTTGCCAAGCACGTGGGCCATGAAGTCTATTCATTCATGACCACAGTTGGCCATGCCATGCACAATTTTGATGCTAAAAAAGCCTGGGCAACCAAGTAATCGGAGGACAACATGATCACAACAAAACCATTTAAACTTAATACCGAAATACACCCTGAAGAAATGTTCAAGGGCATTGACAAATTCTTTGTTGGTTTTGAAGAACAGTTCAATCGTCTGGCCAAGCTACACGATGATGTGACCAAGGATATTCCCAACTATCCTCCCTACAATATTCGCAAGACCGGTGAGAACACCTATGTCATTGAAATGGCCGTGGCAGGCTTTGCTCGTCAGGACATTGAGATTGAATTCGTGGATGACAAGCTCGTAGTGCGTGGCAACACCAAAGAAGACAATAATGCCGACTATGTCTTCAAAGGTATCGCCAATCGTGCGTTTACCCGCACATTCGCACTCAACGATCAGATTGAGATTCAGGATGCAGCCTTGTTCAACGGCATGCTGCAGATTGCTCTGGAACGCATCATTCCCGAGCACAAGAAGCCCAAGAAGATCGAAGTCAAGGAAGGCAGCAGAAAAAAACAACTGCTGACTGAAAATGAAAAAACACAGATTGAAACCAGTCTGTAATTAAACCGCGGCGGGGCAACCCGCCGCATCTTGGAGTCATCATGGAAATTAAATTAATGCGTCTGGTCACAGGCGAAGATGTGCTGGCCGAGATTGTGGACAGCGGTGATGTTGGTGTGCAGATTCGCAATCCTCTGATTGTCTATATTCGCCCCACAGAGACAGGAGTACCCAGTGTGGGCCTGAGTCAGTGGATTCCCTACAGTGCCGACAAAGAGTTTACCGTCAAGCATGACAAGATTGTGGTGACTAGCAATCCAGCCGAGGATCTGCGCACTCAATACGATCGTGTCTATGGCGCAGGCATCATCATGCCCAGCACTACGCTAACTGCTTGATTTCATTGATGAAAACAGTGCTTGACAGCTGGCTGCTAAGGTGCTACAATGGTAGTATGATGAATAAT